CTTAAATGTTGCTTCACCTTTTGCTGATGCAGATTTAGTAGGTGCAACAAAAGTATTTACAGGTTTAACAACTGCAAATATTATTACTACTTAATACTTAAAAAATTATTTTTAAAGCCGTTCTTCATAGTTCGGCTTTTTTTTTGTTTTGAAAATTGAACAAAAACACGAATATTTAATTATAACTATATGATAGTATTAACACCTTCAGGAAGTCCACAAACATTTAGTTTTATTCCACGTGACAATACGTTTAATGTTATGGAACTAACAGACGAACAAACAAACGTAACAACAGCGGTAGCGATTACTTCAAGCACTGTTGGGGACTATATAAACACGATTACAGCAACTTTTGGTTTAGTAGAAGGACATTTTTACAATTTAGTTTTAAGAGTAGGCACAACCATTATATACAAAGACCGTGTTTTTTGCACGGCACAATCATTAGTTACATTTTCGGTTAACAATAACCAGTATGTAAGTAATTCCACAACAAACGATTTTATAGTATATGAATAATTTACACGTTTTAAATTTGTCGGCTTATACGTCGCCTGTAGTATCGGAAACAAACCGAGAAAATTGGGTGGACTTTTTAACTGAAGACGGCGCCCAATACTTTCAATTCTTAATTGAACGATATAGCAATTCAACAACAAATAACGCTATTATAAACAACGTAGCGCGATTAATATACGGCAAAGGTTTAAGTGCGTTAGACGCTAATAAAAAGCCAAATGAATACGCTCAAATGATGTCTTTATTTCACAAAGAAGACGTACGTAAAATGGTGTTGGATAGAAAAATGTTCGGGCAATTTGCTATTCAAGTTCACTACAACGACAAGCACGACAAAATATTAAAAGCATATCATATTCCTGTTAATCTTTTACGAGCTGAAAAATGCGACAAAGACGGACAAATAACAGGTTATTACTATTCGGACAATTGGGACGATACTAAAAAGTTTGCACCGATTAGATTTAACGCTTTTGGGTATTCAAAAGAAAAAATAGAAATATTATTTTCTAAACCTTATTCGGTTGGAATGAAATATTACGCATATCCAGACTATCAAGGTGCTGTTCCTTATACACTTTTAGAAGAAGAAATTGCAGACTATTTAATTAACGAAGTTCAAAACGGATTTAGCGGAACTAAAGTTGTAAATTTTAATAACGGAGTTCCAACGGATGAACAACAACAAATAATTTCAAACAAGGTACTTGACAAACTAACAGGAAGTCGTGGACAAAAAGTTATTGTAGCATTTAACAACAACGCAGAAAGCAAAACAACAGTTGAAGACATACCGTTAAACGATGCTCCAGAACACTACACGTATTTAAGCGAAGAATGTTTACGCAAAATAATGTTAGGACACAACATAACTTCACCTTTATTATTTGGTGTTGCTTCAACAAATGGTTTTTCAAGTAACGCAGAAGAACTTAAAAATTCAAGCATACTTTTTGACAATATGGTTATAAGACCGTTCCAAGAAGAACTACTTGACGCGTTCGATAGCATATTAGCTTACAACGGAGTTGCTTTAAAATTATTTTTTAAGACTTTACAACCTTTAGAATTTACGGACTTGGAAAACACGCAGAACGCAGAACAAGTAGCAGAAGAAACAGGAACAGAATTAAGCGCACACACAAACCCTTTAATTGATTTAGGCGAAGAACCACAAGACAATTGGTTACTAATAGATGAAAAACAAGTTGACTACGACACAGACGACGAAGAAAACGAGTTGTTAAGTAAAGAACCAAAACAAAGTTTATTAAGCAAAATTGTTAACTTGGTTTCTACAGGTTCAGCGTTTCCAAATAGCAAAAGTCAACAAGACGAATTAATAGACGGAGTTAAATTTTTTACACGTTATAAGTATGTAGGTGAAATAACTAAAAATAGACGTGAATTTTGTACACAAATGATTTTAGCAAACAAGATTTATAGAAAAGAAGACATTTTAAGAATGGAAACACAAGTTGTTAACGCAGGTTGGGGTCCTAAAGGAACAGACTACTATTCTATTTGGTTGTATAAAGGCGGTGGAAATTGCCACCACCGTTGGAACAAACAAGTTTACGCAAGTTTTGAAGGAACTAACATTGATATAAACAGTCCACGAGCGCGACAAATTGCAGGGCAAAAGGCAGAAAAATACGGATATGTAATTAACAACCCAAAGTTAGTAAGTACACGTCCAATTGATATGCCTAACAAAGGGTTTTTACCTAAAAATAAAAAAGAGAATTAATGGCAGAAGCACTTTTAGTCACACGACAAGACATAGTTAAATTCACTTCGTTAAACGGAAACGTAGACACGGACAATTTTATTCAATATATAAAAATCGCACAAGATACAGACTTGCAAAATTTCACTGGTACGAAGCTCTTAGACAAGATAAAAGCGGACATAATAGCAAATACATTAAGCGGAAATTATTTAACGCTTACAACGACTTATTTAAAGCCAATGCTTATTCACTTGGCTATGAAGTATTATTTGCCGTTTGCTTGTTACACGATTAGTAATAAAGGAGTTTATAAACACAATTCCGAAAATTCAACGAGCGTAGAAAAAAGCGAAATAGACTTTTTAATTGAAAAGGAAACACAAATAGCACAACACTACACACAACGTTTTATTGACTATATAAGTAACAATAATAATTTGTTTCCTGAATACAACACGAATTCAAATAGCGATATGTTTCCAGATACTAATAATAATTATACAGGATGGTACATTTAAAAACTTACAAACCAAAAGAAGTAAACATAGTTAAGTTGAAAACTTATTTAAAAAAATTAGAAAATGTCAAATAAAAACGGTTGGGGTGACGGAGCTTCAAACAATAAAATAGGTTGGGGACAAGGCGCAAATAATTATATTGGTTGGGGTTCTTCGGAATTAGTAAGTTATGAAGGTTTAACAAATATAGTAGGCGCATTTACAACAAAATGGACTACAACTGCTCCAAGTGAAAGTATTGAACTACCTTATACAGCAACAGGAACTTATACAGGGACTATTGATTGGGGTGACGGAAGTACAAGTGTTAATAGTGTAGCGAATAGATTTCACATTTACGCAACAGCAGGAACTTATACAGTTATAATTAGGGGTATTTGCACAGGTTGGGACTTTAACTCAGTTAGTGGCTCAACATATATTACTTCAGTAGTAAATTGGGGACAGCTTCAATTAGGTACTGATAACTCTGGTTATAACTTTGCCTATTGCCCTAACTTAAGATTATCTTCAGTTCAAGGCACTTTAGATTTAACAGGGGTAACTAATTTAGATGGATTGTTTTATCAATGTACTTTTTTAACTTCAGTTAATAATATAAATTCTTGGGACACTTCAGCAATTACAAGTATGGCTGAGATGTTTAGTGTTTGTTCGGTATTTAATCAATCATTGAGTTTTGATACTTCATCAGTTACAAATATGGATAGTATGTTTCGTGGTTGCTCGGCATTTAATCAAGCGTTATCATTTAACACTTCAGCAGTTACAACTATGAATGGTATGTTTTATGGTTGCTCGGCATTTAATCAATCTTTGTCATTTAACACTTCAGCAGTTACAAATATGGCTAATATGTTTATTGATTGTTCGGTATTTAATCAAGCGTTAAGCTTTGATACTTCAGCAGTTACAGATATGTCAAGTATGTTTTATGGTTGCTCGGTATTTAATCAGCCTTTGAGTTTTGACACTTCTTCTGTTGAAGCTATGGGTGAGATGTTTTTTGGTTGTTCGGTGTTTAATCAGCCATTATCATTTAATACTTCAGCAGTTACAGATATGAGAAGAATGTTTCAAGATGCTACAACGTTTAATCAGCCATTAAGTTTTGACACTTCAGTAGTTACATATATGCAAGGTATGTTTGAAAATGCCGATGCATTTAATCAAAACATAGGAACTTGGAACGTAGAAAATGTACAAAACTTTTCAGGTTTTATGTTAGGCAAAACACCTGCAACTTTCTCTACTACTAATCTTAACGCAATCTATAATGGGTGGAGTACACAAGCAGTACAGTCAAGTAGAACTATAACTTTTGGCTCTGCTAAATATACAGCAGCAGCAACAGCAGGTAGGTTAATTTTAACAGGGACTAAATTATGGACTATAACAGACGGAGGACTATAATGAAAAGTAACTATTTAGCAAGTTTATATTTTATAGCAGGTTTTTTAACTTCGTTTTCTTTAATGGTTCAAGGCACCGAACCTTACATTAATTTGGCAGGGGTTACTTTATTTTTATACTTAACTTTTAGTTTAACTGAAGCACTTGAAGACTTATGAAACTACAATTATATTTATTACTTTACACAATTAAAAATTCAGCGTTGAAACTTATAACAATTTGCTTTTCGTTTTTTTTACCTATTAGCGGAATACTTGGACTTTTATTTGTGTTGATATTATCGGACACGGCAACAGGAATTTGGAAAGCAAAACACCAAAAACAAGAAATAACATCACGCAAACTTTCTGCAATAATTTCTAAATTATTACTTTACGAATTAACAGTTATACTTTTTTATTTAATAGATTATTTTATTCTTAACCAAATAATTTTACAATTCTTTTCAGTTCCTTTAATGCTTACAAAAGTTTTAGCGTTGGTACTTGCAAGTATTGAAATAATGTCTATAAACGAAAATTACAAAGTTGTTAAAGGAATAGATTTATGGCAGTCGGCAAAGTTATTATTTGCACGAGCAAAAGAAGTTAAAGACGATTTAAACAAGTTAAAATGAATTTAAGCGCACACGTTACTTTAAAAGAGTTTCAAGCTTCAGGATTAGCAACGTTACGAAACCTTAATAACGAAATGAACGAGTCGCAAATTGCGTCCGCAAAACTTTTGTGTGAAAACGTGTTTGAACCGTTAAGAATTCACTTAAACACACCAATACAAATTAGTTCTGGGTTTCGTTCTTTACAGGTTAATAAAATGATAGGCGGTTCTAAAACTTCACAACATACAAAAGGCGAAGCAATGGACTTACAAATAGGCGCTAAAGGTTTTAATTTTATCAAAGACAAATTAGACTTCGACCAACTTATTTGGGAGTTTGGAAACGATGAAAATCCGTCTTGGGTTCACGTTAGTTATAGTTCTAAAAATCGTAAACAAGTTTTAAAAGCAACTAAAAAAAATGGGAAAACTATTTATAGTAATTATTAGCATTTTTCTTTATTCGTGTTCGGCTCAATACCATTTGAACAAAGCAATAAAAAAGGGTTACAAGTGCGAAGAAACAGGCGACACAATTCGTATTACAACGTTAGATAGTATTCCTGTTATAATAAACGACACAATAGTTTGGGAAAAGTTTATAAGCACTAAAGACACAATTATAAAATACAAAAATGTTTACGTTCCAAAAACACGAATAGAATTAAAACGTGAATACAAAATAAAAGTAAAAACTATTTACAAAGACAAGGTAGTTGAAAAAGCACAAGCACGAGCTGAAGGTAAAAAGAACAGGCCTAAAGGAAACCTTAACTTACTTTTTGTAGGTGTTGGAATAGGTTTATTACTTTCGTACTTATGGAAGTACGCAAAAAAATCATTAATCTAAATTTTTATGAAAAATAACAGCGCAAGGTTTCGACTTAAACAGGACGAAATCGAAATACTTATGCAGTATCGCGGAATAAAAAATGCAACAGACGAAGCTGGAGTAGATGAAAAAGACGTAAAACACGGTTGGCTAAAAACAAAACAAGCAAGTTTATTCTTTAAGAACCCAAACTTTAAGGTTGAAGAATTAAACGAAATACAAAGAATAAAAGACGAATGTATAAAAGAAGTAAAGTTATACGCTCCGAAATACCACGCAATAGAAACCATA